GCTGAAAATTTCTCTGAGTTCTTAGGTGAGAATGTTCTTACCAACATAGAAGATGTAGAAAATACAACCGACTTAATGGCAAGTTATATAGATGGTGTGAATACAGATCTTGATAAAGATAAGCTCAAGACGCTGATGAACAGTCTATATAATGATGCCATAGATATGGAGATACAATAATGATGAAAATGGAAAAAGTTTCAAAAACAAGATGGGCAATGTTAGTCTTTTTAGGAGTAATTCTATTTGTGGTACTATCAGGCTGTGCAATGTTTGAAGAGCAAATGAATACTATGAAAGGTTTAGCAGGTTTTGCTCCTGATAAAGAAATTATAGAATGTACAAGTAATACGGAGACTGGATGCGAAGGATGGGTTCAAAGCGAGACGACAACTACAGAATAATGTCTAAACCCAAATGGGTTTTATGGTTTATATATCAGTCTTGGGTTACAGTAATGATGATATGTTTATTCATGTTGCCATTTATAATATATGCTGATATTGGAAGTTTAGAAGAAACATGGACAGACTTTAGTCCAGAACCAGCTATGCATTTAATTGAAGGCGGTGTTGGTGATCCAAGTACTGATATAGTTAAAGAAGAAAAACTTGATAAAGAAAAATATAGAGTTTATTTCGAAGATAGAGAATTAGTATTGATGGTGCTTGGTGGTATTGAATGGTGGTACTCAAATTGTGGAACACTATCAGGCCCTGGTAATTACTTTATGAGTGCTGCCATCACTAAACATAAAATAAGTAAAGAAGAAATGGCTGAATCACTAATCTTTCAAACTGGACATTTTGCTGCAGCATTATATAATGATTGTGATGTATTTTTAGAGCAAACAAAAACTATCGGTTTAGATATAATGCTTGAAAAAACACCAAAACTAGAACTCGAAACGGTAGATAATCTTTCAGACTCAGAAGCTTAAGTATGTACAATTAAGCTTTATATGATATAATATACCCATGATATTATTCAAAGAACTTACTTACAAGAACTTTCTCTCAACAGGCAACAACCCCATAAAAATACAACTCGATAAGGAGAGGTCAACTCTTATCGTAGGTACGAATGGGTCTGGTAAGTCTACAATCCTTGACGCATTATCTTTTGCCCTATTTGGTAAGGCACATAGAAATGTAAATAAAGGTGGATTAGTTAATTCAGTTAATGGTAAAGGATGTAAAGTTACTATAGAATTTGATACAGCTGGTCATAGTTGGAAAATTATAAGAGGTATTAAGCCAAACATATTTGAGGTATGGCAGAATGGCAAGATGATAGACCAACAAACAAATGTTAGAGACTATCAAAAATTCTTAGAGCAAAATATTCTTAAGCTCAATCATAAATCATTTCATCAGATTGTCGTTCTCGGTTCGAGTTCGTTTATACCGTTCATGCAATTAAAAGCATGGGATAGACGTGACGTCATTGAGGACCTATTAGATATTAGTGTGTTCTCGAAGATGAAGCAAGTATTAAAGATACGTAATACCATAAGTAAAGATTTAGCAAATACAAATAGAATTGCATTAGATAATCAGAAAGATAAAATAGAATATCAAAAGAAACATATAAATCAATTAGAAGCAATTAATGAAGAAGCTAATAAATCATTTACCGCTGATATTGCACTTGCTCAAACTGAAATCGATTCTTTAAAAAAACAGTTAGATGAATATCCTCCTGGTTTACTTGGCAATCTCAATTCCTTAAAGAAAGTCAGAGAAGGTTTAACTAATGCTAAGGGTAGATGTACTCATGTTATGAAAGAGCTTGTTAGTACAGCTAAGTTCTTTGAGAATAATGATGATTGCCCTATGTGTACACAAGAGATTAATGAACAATTAAAGACTGCAATGCTTATTAAAGTCAAAGACCAAGCAAAGAAAATACAACAAGAAATTACCCACAATACAGTAAAGATGGATTCTACTATTGAAACATTAGATGATGTACAGGCACAGATGTCTAAAATGGCTGATATTAGTTCTAAGATATCTACTGAAACAAATACTATGACACGTTTAGTGAATAAGAAAGTCAAAGAAGTTAATATTGATAAGCCAGCTAAAGAGCTTGTGGATATGACCTATGACCTAATTGATATACAAGACAACCTAGTAGAAGCTGAGGATGAGATATTATATAACAAAATAGCCGCTGAAATGCTCAAGGATACAGGTATTCGAACGAAAATAATTAAAGAATACTTACCAGCAATGAACACTTTGATTAATAAATATCTCCAGGTACTAGAATTTTTTGTGGCTTTCCAATTAGATGAGAACTTTCAAGAGACAATTAAGTCAAGACATCGTGATAAATTTGTATACGATAATTTCTCTGAAGGTGAGAAAATGAGAATTGACTTGAGTCTATTATTTACATGGCGTCAAATAGCCAAAATGAAGAACTCTACAAACACAAATCTATTACTTTTAGATGAGACATTTGATTCATCTCTTGATGAGGATGGTGTGGATAATTTGCTTAAGATATTATTGACACTTGAGGATGGTACAAATACATTTATTATATCACATAAGCCAGACTTACTTGAAAATAAATTGAAAGACAAACTGGTGTTTAAGCGACGTAATAATTTTTCCGAAGTATCATAGAAAAATATTCTACAAAGATATAGTTCTGTAGAATAATCTTATCTTTTTTCAAAATAGTTCTACGGCGCACCGCAAACTATGATATAATGATCCTATAAATGAGAGAAGCAATGAATAACGGACGGACTGGGCACTTGGGGAGCCCCGCAGATTGTAAACCTGTCGCCTCTGGCTGTAGTGGTTCGACTCCACTTCTGTCCACCAATTTAGACCCTCGTTTGCGGGGTACCGCACTCGTTAAACCTAGACCAGAGTATACATTCTCTGGTACACTAACTCGCCGCGTCTGGACCTATAACTTTCCACACAAGAGCGGAGAATCATGTTATAATGATCATATAAAATAAAAAAAGGACCTATATTATGAATGCAACAATTGAAAAATTAATGAATGACCACCCTAAAAAGGTAGAATTCAGTGCGGCTGAAATTAAAAAAGCTGCTGAGGCCGTTGGAGAAAATCCAAGGTCTGCCTACGTAAATATTAGATATACAAACAACTGCCCTACGGTCAGACGTGGTGTATATAATTTAACATCTATGATGCCAAAATCTGCATTGCCACCAAAAACGGCAGCGGCTATGGTTAAAGGTGTTGAGTCAGTTACAAATGATGAAGTTTTTGTACCTGCTTATGATGAGACATTTGTTCCATGGGGAAACTTTACTGAAATTGTAAAAGTTATTAAGTCCGGTATGTTCTATCCGACTTTCGTTTCTGGATTATCTGGTAATGGTAAAACTTTTCAGATTGAACAGGCATGTGCAAAATTAAATCGTGAATATGTTCGTGTTCAGATATCTCCTGAGACAGATGAAGATGACTTAATTGGTGGTTTTCGTCTTATTAAAGGTGAAACAGTTTTTCAAAAAGGTCCGGTAATTAAAGCTATGGAAGCTGGCGCAATCTTAATGATTGACGAAATTGACCGTGGATCTAATAAAATTATGTGTATGCAGGGTGTGCTTGAGGGCAAACCAGTTTTAATTAAAAAAACAGGTGAAGTTATTGAACCTAAATCAGGTTTTAACGTGATTGCCACTGCTAACACAAAGGGTAAAGGTTCAGATGATGGACGTTATTCTGGTGCTATGATTATTGACGATGCTTTTTTAGAGCGTTTTACAATTACTCTTGAACAAACATTTCCTACTATTAAGACAGAGGAAAAAATTGTCATGAAACATATGAAAAAATTCGAAAAGATTGACGAAGAATTTGCTAAGCTTTTAGTTGGCTGGGCAGATGCTATTCGTAAGACTTTTTATGATGAAGGTATTGACGAAGTTATTTCAACTCGTCGTTTGTGCCACATCGTTCAAACTTATTCAATATTCAACAAACGTGATAAAGCGATTGCTTTATGTGTAAATCGTTTTGATGAAGATACTAAAGCGGCTTTCACAGACCTTTATGAAAAGGTTGATGCTACTATTAATGGTGAGCCTGAAAGCAATTTGAATCCTGATGATTTTTCAGAGGAAGTCGATAAGATTTTATCTGATGATGAAGACGAGTGGAACGCATAATGAATTTAAGTGCTCAAGAATATTTAGCTAAGTTACTTGCCAAGGAGAATTTAACAGTTCAACATGGCAACTACTCAACTGCTTCATTCGAGCCAGTTAATCGTATTTTACGTCTTCCATTATGGGCAGACAAAGGTAAAGATGTTTATGACTTACTCGTTGGACACGAAGTTGGTCATGCATTATTTACTCCTGCTGATGGATGGCATGATGCGGATAAGAAAATTGGTAAAATTCCAAGAGCTTATTTGAATATCGTTGAAGATATTCGTATCGAACGCAAAATCCAAGAGACATATCCTGGTATCGTTCGTCGTTTTAAAGCGGGATATAAAAGATTATTTGATGATGACCTTTTCGGTACTAACGAGAGAGACATTAATAAAGCCGGTCTTATGGACAGACTTAACGTATCTTCAAAAGGACGCGGTTATGTTCCAGTTAAATTTACTCCTGAAGAAACTCCATTAGTTAATGAAGCTATGGCAGTTGAAACTTGGGATGACGTTGTAAAAATTTGTAAAAAATTCTATGATTTCATAGAAGAGAATAAAGAAGAGAAAGAAGAAGAAGACGAACCTATGATGCCATCGACTGGTGATAATGGTGAGCCTGAAGAATCTTCTGGTGAATCTTCTGAGTCTGGTGACAATGAGTCTGAAGATGAAGACAGCGGTGAAGGTAATTCTGGTGGTGAATCTGAAGATGGCAAATCTAAAAAGAAAGAAGAAGCTCCTGAAGGTCATGAGACTTGGACTGAAGATACTCACAGAGAACGTGAAGAAGATTTACTTGAAATGCATGAAGACCGTTATGATGAAAACAAACAATCAGCATATTCTTCTGGTGTTTCAGATGTTAATCTTAAAGCAATGTTATTCACTTATAAAGAAGCTGAAGCTATGCGTGATAAATTTATAATTGAGTCTCGTGAAGAATCTCAATACTTACCTTATGTTAGTCATAATGTTGATGAAGATTGGGCAAAACAAAAGCCACACTTTAATGCTAATGCTACTTTACTTGCTAAAGACTTTGAGCGTAAAAAAGCTGCTTATGAATATTCAAAATCAAGAACTGCTAAGTCAGGAAAACTTGATCCTAACAAATTACATTCTTACAAATACTCAGAGGATATCTTTTTAACAACCACTCATTTAGCACAAGCTAAATCACATGGTATAATGATGTTCTTAGACCTTTCAGGTTCAATGTGTGACATCATAGAAGATGTAACTAATCAAGCAATAACTATTGCAATGTTTTGTCGTAAAGTTAATATTCCTTTTGAGGCATATTCATTTACTTCTAGTTCATATAACAGAAGTGCTTTACGTGACGTTGAAGTGATTGCTTCTGAAGTAGATATAAAAGGTTCAAAAGTTGTTGAGATGTTTAATTCAGGTATGAATAACGCAACTTTTGATAATGCTGCATGTACAATGTTTGCTATAAGTAAAGCTCATTCATATAATCGTAGACATACTTATTATTTGTCTGCTGCTCAATTGCATTCAATTGACCAAATGGGTTCTACTCCTTTAATTCAAACATGTTTCCTTGCTGAAAGTCTTACAAATGATTTTACTAAAAGGCATGGAATACAAAATACAAACATTATGTTTTTAACTGATGGATGTCCTGATGGAATTTATATAAATGAAGACAAACATGCTGATGTTAAAACTTCTCATCGTAATAAGATGATTAATTTTAAAGGTAAAATGATTGAGGGCGAAGGTTCTAGAGAGATTTATGAAGCATCGTTAGGTCGTCTTAAAGAATTAACTGGTGCTACTATTATGGGTTTCCATTTAGCTACTGATGCGTCAAGCTTTGGTCAAGGTTATCATGGAATTGGTGATGATTTTTATGACTCAGACTTTAAAAATATTATAAAGAAGTGGAGAAAAGAGAATTTCCTTGAGTGGAAAAAAGCAAAAGGATATGATAACTATTTCATAATTAAATGTAATACTAAAGCTGTTGATGAGGAATTTACTCCTACAAAGACAGAGACAATACAAGATATTAAGCGTGAATTCCGTAAGTTTTCTAAAGCTAAAAAAGGTACTAAGCAATTAGTAGGCAGAATATCTGATGCGGTATGTGCATGAAGAAATTAATCGCATTATTTACTATTTGTGCTGCTCTATCTGTTCATGCAGAAAAAGCAAATTATTGGTGGAATGGTTCATGGTGGGCTAAGTCTACTAGTGGTATTGAGAATATTGTTGTAGACGGAGACCAAGTTACATTTACTTTGTTATCTAATATTTGTATCGGTGATGCAGATGGTGATTGCAATACCTCAGCTACAAAGCCATACCCTTCTCTACGTAATCAACTTCAATCCAAATACGGTGAAAAGAATAATCGTCCGGTGACACATACATTTTCTGTTAAAAAAGAAAATATGCATGGTACTAGTTTAAGACTTTGGGAACTTAAACCATTTGGTATGCGTACAGAAACTGTTCCAACACTTAATATAGACAGTGAATGGATTGGAATTAAATGGGCAAATGAACATAATGAAGATCATTCTTATTATCAAGATTATGATTTAGAACCAGGAGTTTGGAATAACTTTGTTATTGAAACTCTTCAAACTCCATTTGAAAATGGATATGTTAGAGTAATATTAAATGGAAAATTAGTATTTGACTATGATGGACCAACATCATATTCTCATCATTTTCCTAATCAAATTTGGATAGGTCCATATATTTGTTGTGGATATCCGGAAGATGAACCAAATCATGTAGTATCTTATAAAAATATTACACCTAAGTATGTACATTGAGGATTAATGTGATATAATATACTTATGAAATTTAATGAACAAAGTAATCTGAAGGATGTTTCAGACTATGTACAGAAGACCTACTCAGGTCATTACACGTCTGCAAATGGAATTCAAAGTATGGACTTAATCTCAGCTTCTGGAAGAGGTTTGGATTTTTGTCTTGGTAACGTAATGAAATACGCATCAAGATATGGTAAGAAAAATGGAGCTAATAGAGTTGACTTAATGAAAATTATTCATTATGCTTTATTAGCAATGAATGAACATGATATAAAGGAGTCTTCAAATGAAGCTGAGTCAAGAAATTAAAGATGTATTAAATAACTTTCAAACAATCAATAGTAATATTGCTCTCGGGGAGGAAGGTGGATTTATTCGTTCAATGTCTACATCTAAAACACTTATGGCAAAAGCCAATGTCGAACCGGAAACCCCGCATGTTTGGCCTTATGCATTTGGTATTTATGACTTAGGTGAATTCCTAGCATGTCTTAATATGTTTGAAGACCCTACATTATCATTTGACGAAAGTGAGAAGTTTGTTACTATCACAGATGGTATTACAAAATTTAAATACTTTTTCTCTGATATCGACATTCTAACTGTTCCTACGAAAGATATTGATTTGCCATGTGCTGATATTCAATTTACTCTTACGTTAGACCAGTTAAACCAGTTACGTAAAGCTTCGGCCACACTTAAAACAAATCATTTAAGTGTACGTAAAAGTACAACTGGTTCACATTTTATTGAATGTACTATCGTAGATAAACAAAATCCAACGGCAAATCAATTTACAATGAACATCTCAAATTGTAGTATAAATACTTCTGCAGAGTTTGATTTAGTTCTTGATATGAATAATTTTAAATTCGTTAATGCTGACTCGTATGAGTTTGGTATTGACAAGAAGCTTATCGCTTCTGTAATGGCTGGCAACACACAATATTGGGTTGCTCTTGATAAAACTACAACATTTAAGGAATAAAGTATGGCAAAGAAAACTGAAACAGTTGAAGCTCCAATGGAGCCTCAGATTCATTCTATTAATTTAGGTGATTTAAATGCCGTAATTCGTATCATTGATGTATGCTCCAAACGTGGTGCAATTAATGGTGATGAATTAGCTGATGTTGGTGCAGTACGTAATCGAATTCAAGAATTTGTTACAGCATCTACTCCAGTAGCGGCTCCGGCTGAAGTCAAAGACGAAGAAGTCAAAGACGAAACTACTGCGGAGTAAGTATGTACTTTTAACAAAAGCATGTTATAATAGTATCATATATCACAAGCGGTACTAGGGTGAATATCCTAGCATGGGTTCGACTCCCATATCTTGGTAGCATAAGGTGCATATCTTATGGGCGGGTTCGACTCCCGCCATTTATATATTACATTATGAGGTCAATTTGAAAGAAGAATTTCTATTTGTAGAAAAGTATAGACCGAAAACCATTGAGGAATGTGTTCTCCCTAAGTCACTCAAAAATACTTTCCAAAGTATTGTTGACACGGGAGAACTCCC